TTCTATGTCTGGAATGTCCTCTTCCGCCTCGGGATCATCGTCATCGTGTTCCATGTCTAAATCTTGACCCATCGCTGGGAGGGGGAGATACGTATTGAGAATCTCAGCGGTTGGGATGAGATCCTCTATGACCACACAAATTCTCTTGTTAAATCGGGTGTTCAAATCATTGTTGCGCTCCTCCTCCGACTTGTTGTCCACGATGATACTCGGACTCTCGTAGAGATCCTTTGCACAGGCTTCGTAGCACCGCTGAACAAACACGTCATTGGCTGGGAGCTTGATACTGATTTTTCTAGACTTTTTATCAGTCCTGATTGCACTCAGAATTTTAACGTGAATAACAAACACTGCTGCGAGCAAGTTGGGGAAAAGAACCTGGTTTTTGATAATGGCCTCTGTATTTTTGAGGGAAATTGAAGAGTTCCAGGTTTTGACACCCCGGAGGAGCTCCTGGAACACACGTGTCGTATTTTTCCCCTGGGACTCCTTCTTGGCCTCTAGCCAAATTTCCCAAAAAGCCTCAATCATAACAGGAACCATGGCGTCACAGAGTTTCTTGGTGAATCGGCGTTCAGACTCGTTGAGGATGTCCATTTACTAGTTGGCGATATTCATTTTCCTGTTTTAGTTACGCGCAGTTTTTGAGCCGTCTTTTTCAAGTTGGCGAGACTCGGGAGGTAGACGTCTGGTTGATGGACCTCCTTTTCCACCTCTGAATCTAAACTGGCCGCCTTGGACCACTGAACACGTATGTCAAGTGGCCCCACGAGATTGATTGTGTAGCCTAGGCGTATCAGCTGCCGACACATGTATCCCACCGTCGTCGGAAGATCATATATAGGATACCCTATAACCACTGGAGGGACCGTCACCACCGTGTCTCTGTGTCCCAGCTCTGAAGCCACCTTGATTTTTCTACAAAATTGCTCAAGAAGAGCCTTATAATACTCTTTTTTAGCAAAGTCTCGCTTCTTTTCAGAAGCTGCAATTTGTTTAGCCGAAACAGCCATCTAATTTAATACACTAATTTAGTGCACTTGTTTACTCGCGAGTCTGGAGGTTCGTCTGAGTCATTATCATATTCTGTTCATAAGCAGCGTTGACGTTCTTGAGATTGGGCTGGGGGGGCTGGTCTTTGTAGCCCTTCAGAGCACCCTTAAACTGTGAAGCCAGGTTGGCCGCCACTTCAGTCCATGGCATGTACTTGTCGGGCAGGTACCCTGTAGACGGGTCAATAGTGGCCGAGTCCCCGATGTTCAGTATGTTCACCGACCCATCCGCATCCACCTTGGCGCTGACGTCGTACTGGATGCCAAAAAATTGCTTGGTGTTGTAAAACATGATGCGCGAGCGGTAGCTGCCGTCTGGCTGAATGTTCACAAACACGGTATCAATAGGAGCCATGTCGGGTTTCAGGGACTGCACCTTTTCAATGATGGCCTGTATGATGTTTGGTGGCACTGGTGCAGAGAGTTCCACGTCGCCTGCTGCATAGGACGCGGTCGTCCGTCCGTTCCACACCAAAAATGCTATGCCGAGTACGAGGACCAGTATGACGATATCCTTCATTACTATCAACAAACAAAAAAGAGCCGCGTTGCCCGTCCTCCCTAAAAAAACAGTCTTACAGTAGATGGCTCTACTGGTCTATTCAGACAAGTGCAAATTTTCACAGGAAATTATAGCGTTCATAAAAACCCAGCCGGCTCTCATTGAGATTATCCGGTTTCACAACGTGACGACAGCTGGTGTGCCTTCTAAAAAGATTACACGTGTACCGACGCTGGTGACGAACGAAGGACAGATGTGCGTTGGGGCCGAGGTCAAGTCCTGGCTCGTGTCAATGGTTCCAACGGATTTTGAGTCTTGGGACATGGGTGGCGGTTTATGTACAAATTTAGATGGAACTGAAAATCCTGGAATGTTTGACCTTGACAAATATGGCGAGTCCCTTCAGCCGATACTGACGCCTGAACTAGAGTCCCGAATCAGTATGAGTGTGACTGACGCATATCAGGCGCAGAGGAAGTGAAGACCTTTAAAGATTCTACGCGCGTGTGATGTAAGATGCATTTTCGCACAATACAGGCATCGGCGCTTAAATCGGTGTTTGAGGTTCTTAAAGATATCATCAACGATGTGAATGTCTATTTTTCAGCAAAAGGCATTCACATACTGACTCTTGATACAGCCCGCGTCACTCTCGTGCATATGGAACTTGGGTCCGAGAACTTTGAAGAGTATGAGTGCCCAGATGATATTATCGCCGGGCTGAACATGGCCAACGTTTACAAGCTCCTCAAGTCGGTGAGCGGTCAAGATACTCTCTTTGTTCGGATTGAGGGTCGTGACTATATGGAAATTTACATAGAAAATCCAGAGAAGAAGTCTGCAACCAACTTCAAGCTCAAGCTCCTGGATATCAATGAAGATATCCTGGAGTTCCCTGATATTAACATGAATGTCATCACCACCATGCCATCTGTGGACTTTCAGCGCATCACGCGCGACATGGGGAATCTTTCAAACGAGATGGACATCATACGCGACGGTAACAAGCTTGAGCTCAGCTGTCATGGCGACTTTGCCGATCAAAAGACGGTGATTGAATTCCCAGAGACGGTGAAACGGACCGGGAGCACCTTCAGTCTCAAGTATATCAACTTGTTCACAAAGGCTACCAATATGTGCTCCAGTGTACAGTTGATGCAAGACTCTGAAAATGAGAACATGCCAATCATCTTCAGATATACGATTGCAAATTTAGGAGATCTCAAGTTCTATTTGGCTCCAAAAATTGATTCTAGTTAAGAGATTAAACTATAGTAATTAAATATGGAAGCCAGGTACGACGAGCGAATAAAAGCGTGCACAACTGAATACGAGTTAGCCGAGTATCTTCTTTCGTGTGTTCCTATTATTAAAGAATACACGGCAGAAGTTTCCACAATTTCGGGGGCGACGAAAAAGGTGGCGAACATTGAGGTGGGATCTCGCAAGGGTGTTCAACGCAAAGATATTTATAAGAAATATCTTCAAGAGGTTGAGGGGGCTTTTATTGACGCGGGTAAGAATGAGATGCATGAAAAGCCGTGTCCAAAATGCGGGACCATGTACGGCCGTATATTTGACGAATCAGCATCTGAGGAGATTTGCAGGAAGTGCGGGGCGGTTGAGTACATACTCAGTGAAGAGGTGGGATTCAAGGAGGAGCAGGAAATAGAAAAACACATAGTATATTCTTACAAACGTGAAAATCATTTCAATGAATGGATAAGTCAGTTCCAAGCCAAAGAGTCTACACACGTCCCTGAAGACGTCATTGCTAAATTAAGAACAGAATTCAGAAAGCAAAAAGTGAAGGACCTGAACGAAATCACTCATGAAAAAGTCAAGACCCTTTTGAAAAAGCTAAATTACGCAAAGTATTATGAACATGTACCATATATAGCAAGTATAGTAAGCGGTATCACTCCTCCAACGATGCCTCAAGAGCTTGAGGATAAATTACGTATAATGTTTCACGCTATTCAGGCACCATTTGAGAAGCATAAACCAATAAATCGCAAAAACTTTTTATCATATTCATTTGTCTTGTACAAGATGTGCGAAATCCTCTCCGAGGATCAGTATCTCCCGTGCTTCCCGCTCCTCAAAAGCCGTGAGAAGCTCTACATACAGGATCAAATTTGGGAGAAGATATGTAACGAGCTCAAATGGGAGTTTATTCGTACGGTATAATTAAGAATTAAAGTTTTTATGTACTACTATAGTAATGGGTGGACTCGTAAAAGACTAATTAACAATCAATCATCTCAAGAGGCATAGGAGGTGGAGGGTTGAGGACAATCTCCTCAAATTCCAGGGGTCCATTTTTGTCTGGAAAATTGATCAGGTATCCCGTCTTGATCTCCAAGAGCGTCAGGTAATTTCGGGTCTGAATTCGGTAAACCTCGTTGAGCTTGCTTACCGACTTGAGCTCCACCACAACCTTGCGGTCAATGATGAGATCGGCCCGGACGTTGCCCACGTTCTGTCCTGAATAAAACACGGGGATGATGCGCTCAGTCTCGTAGTAGATGCCCTGGTTTCTCAGAGCCACCTCAAAGGCGGAGTGGTACACAGACTCCGAGTAACCAGGCCCGAGCGACTCCCAGATGTCATTGGAAATATTACGCAAAGTATACTCCATAACCCCTGCTTGAAAAGCAATGTTATCCTTTAGAAGGGATGTTTTGGATAGGACACTTGGTGACGTCACGACTTTACTTTGGAGAGTTAGGGTTGGAAGACGCGTTTTGGGCCATCGCCCCTGACCTGCCCATGGCACTTTTTTTGTCACCCGGGGGGGCGTTTGTGGACCCAAACACGCCTTGGCGGGAGATAAAAAACTGGTACTCCTATACATATTTTTACAAGCTACCACACTCTTTATGGTTTCTAATTTTTATTAGAAATTCAAATTTTAGAAAAATTTATGCTTTCCATATCCTCATGGATCTTTTGAGTCATACAGGTGAGTGGTCTATAGAACCGTTTTTCCCAATAGGTCCAGCGATCCATGGTATTTGGGACCCTGTTGAGTGGGTCTAGGCGGTGGCGAGGTTCAGTCGGCGGCTGGCGCCCCGGGACCTAGACCGGGACGTCGTATTTTTCCTGAGAGTGGCGGCTCGGAGGGCGAGGCTGGCCACCCCGGTGGCGACGATGGCCGTGGTCATCGGGTCGGCCTTGGCTGCGCGGTAGCCAAACTTGAGGCCATTCACCAGACTCCTTCCCACGGCACCCGAAGAATTTGCCGCAAAACCGGATGCAAACTTATTGGCCGAGACTCCGGAGATCGCGCCGCGGTAGGTCATGTAGGCATAGATGAAGTGTCCGAATATCTTCATAAACTGATACTTGAAGGAGGAACGAGCGGCCGAACCCTTGATGTGCTTCTCGACCGCCCGGCCAAAGAGGTTGCCGACTTTAGCAAATGCGCTCGAGTTCTGGGAGATGACGTACGATTGCATGATTCCGGACGCAGCCAGATAGGTGATGTACCAAGCGACCGTCACAGCGGGGACGGTGGACACAAGGGCGGCTCGGCCCGCCTTGATGTTCTGGTACGCCTGTGGGATGGCGAGCACGAGCTGAGCGGTCATGTGGGGCGCCAAGTACGAACCCGGGAGGAGGGTCTCCAACCCCTTGATGGCGGCGACCGTCACTAAGGACTTTCCGGCGAACTTGATCACCTTGCGCGTTCTCTGGAAACTGACGCGAGGCTTGACGACCTGCATATTTCCCGCGGCCGCGTTCGCCAGGATGTTCAGTCCTGACGTGTTTGGGCGCAAGGCGAGTGCCCTGCTGTTGTTTCTGTTGGCCGACCCCCTGAGTTCGCGCAGAGAGACCATCTTAATTTAGGCCGACATTTTCTTCTGCCCGAACGACTTGGCGTACTTGCTGCGGATCCACATGGCGTCCTGCTTGTAGATGCGGGACGCGCGGGGCAGGGTCCGCTTGGTCAGGGTGCTGATGGCGATGAGACGGCGCATCACGGAAACGGGCTTTTCACCCTTGGTGATGCCCTTGGTGAGCGCCTTGTGACGGTTGGTCTTCGCCTCCACAGGGTGGTACCCGTACTTGGTGAGCATACCACCCTTGAGCTTACCGATAACCTTGGTGCTCTTGCCGGCCGCACCAACATCCTTGGCGGGGACAGCCGACACGCGGCTTGTCGCCGACTTGCGGACGTAAGAATAGCCGGTGCGACTCTTGGTTGACTTGACGCGAACAACGCGACGGGTCACACGACGGACGTGGCTAGAACGCAGTGCTGATTTCATTGTTATTCTCTACTGGGAAAAATTCTGAGAGTACCCTTTGAGAAACATCTTGAGCTTGCTATCATTTGACGCGTTAAAATCATACACGTCATCACCCTCTACACTGATGTCCAACACCGGCCACTCATATGAATGACGCAATTTCATAGTAGAATAGAGGATACTAATCGCGTACGTCTTGAGATCCTTAACCTTTTCCAATCTTGACCAAGCAAGTTTCATGGAAAAAACATCGTCTGGATTTTTACCCAAAAATGGAGCCCCGGGAGTCACCTCCGCTGACCCGCCATCTATATAGTTCCAGCCATCCTTCAATTTTACACTAGAAAATAGGAACGGTATGGCGATCGTAGCGCATACCGCGTCCAAAACGCTCATAGAGGGGGTCGCATCCACTGAAAAATAAACAGTCTTCATAAAGTCCACGCAGTAAGCTGATGTGTATAGCTTTATAGGGTGCCAGTCATAGAGTTCCTGAAACGTAACATCTTCTTTATCCATAAAGAGGCGGCACGCGTCAGAGAGCACCTTGCGTATTTTCAAGTGGGGTATTAGACCATAATCTTTGAGAAGCACCTTTATATTTGGTTTCATAATCTGTTTTAATGGAACATTAAGTGAAAAATCCAGAACCTTCGTGGGGTCGCCTTTCGCCAGACAATACATAAAGCCGAGAAGGCCTCCCGCCGACGCCCCCGAAATCGCCTCAAGATCATCAAGGTTTCCTTCCCTCTTGAGCTTGGAGATTACTCCAAGATAAAGGAAGAACCCCATCGCACCTGGACCTATGACGAGGTTTTTCATCTACTAGTAGAACTGAGGAAAGAAGCCCCGCAGTGACGCGAACGTGATGGAAAACACCACTGCGTGCACAATAACCTGCACGAGTCCCGTTTCCCCTGAAAAGAATGCGCCGCCTGAGGCGGGTGGAAGGGTGAGCAGCACACCTGGGGTCAACAACACAAACAGGATGGCTGGAACAATCAGGTCGGCTGTGGTCATGGTGAATTTAAAAACAAAATTGATGATGACCCATGAGAGGATGGCCATAATGAGCGCATGAAACAGAACCTGGGTCAAAAGTCCAGAGCCTGGGGGGAGACTCGTAATCAAACCTGGACTCAAGAGGGCGAACAGGAGCGTAGGCACCAACACTTTGGGGCCGGTGATGTCAATCATTTATATTAGCTGAGAATCAAACCACGAGTAAAAGTTCTCAGCCTGGACACGATCAGAAATAGCCGGTACATCCTTGATTTTGTTCCAAATTGCTTCACCGTAAAATGATCGTTGAATGGGGTTCCACTTGCTACAATCCATCACAAAATTGACAAAGTTTGGATAGTTGCAATTTCTGTCAAAAATAAGATAGTTGTCATGAGCGAACTCGTTGATTTTTTCCCATGAGAAAAGGAGCTCTTCAGAGTACAAATCTTGCCAACTCTCATCGTCAACGTACTGATCAAAATCATCAGAACCATCAGAGTCGTAAGCGTAGTGGTCGCCCAAATAGGCGTCGCGCGAGTATTCGTCGTTGATACCCATTTTTACTTAATGTTTATACGTTTCAGTCCTCTAAGCCAGCTCTTTGAGGCCTGACACGGAGACGCCTGATTTTTCTTGTACTGGAGCAGCGTCCAGAATCGCCTGGAAGGCCCCCTCCACCTGGGCCTCGTTTCCGCCGAAAAATGATGCTAGACCCCTTTTAATCACATCCTTGGTGATCCCACCACGTGTTTTTTTCGTCTTTAGATTCACCTTGACCTTGTCGTGAACCCGGACCGTGTCAATTTCGTTTTCCTTCATATGATGAGTCACAAACTGGCGAAGATCCTTTTCGCGTTTATTCAAAACACCGAGATCTTTGCGAGCTGCGGCCAACTGGGCTTTGAGACCAACCCACTCGGTCATGGCTGTTTTAAAGTCCATATTTAGTAAGTGCAAAGCACTTATTTACACCAAGCTTAACGCAAGGAATTTCTTTAGTCTAACTAGCTGTACTCGTAGTCGATCTCGAACTTGGGGCGCATCACGTCTGGGGGGATCGTGCTGAGGTTGAAGATGCTCACTGGGGTGCGGGGGTTGAGTGGCTCCGAGCGGATGTCCTGGTTGGCGTTACGCAGAACGCCGCCCAGGGTCTCGGGGTAACCAATCTGGCTGCGGGGATCCAGGTAGTTCTGGTTGCCCAGGATCTTGTCTGGGCTGAACTGACCAAAGTCCTCGGTCGCCACAACGTCACGGGGAATCAGGCTGGCGGACGACACGGTCTGACCGATGTTGTCGCCCATGGAGCCCGCTGGGGCGGGGCGCATGCCCTCGGCCGCCGCCATGCCATGATTGTTCACGCCGCCTGTGCCCAGGTTAAAGCCGCCCACCGCCTGGCTTGGGGCGGCACCGAAGTTGCTGCGACGGCCCCCGAACAGGAGGAAAAGAATGATCACCACGAGGACAACGATCGCTAGACCCTTGCGATTCATTTATATAAGGTTGCGATATTTTTTGTCTAGTCCAAAAAATCTGCTGGGTCCTCCTCGTCCTCGGGCTCGTCCGTGAACATATAGTCTTTGGGGAGGACCGCCTTGGGGGCGCCCCGGACGCGCACCTGGAGCACACGCCAAATTGGACCGAACGACTTTTTCAGAAACCACATGCCGGCCAGCTCAAACATGACGTCGCACTTGGTGTCCGACTTGACGTCCTGAAGCTCAACTGGATTCTTCTGGGTGTCAAAGACAGTCGTGGTCACCTGACCCTTCACGGTGGCGAGCGATGCGCCGAGCAGACCGTCGGTCACGCTCTCCTGGAAGGCGTTCGTGATCGTCTCGTCAGAGAGCTCCTTGCCGAACCAGGCAACCTTGGAAGCCTTGGCCTGGGTTAGCAGCTCCTCGTCAATCTTGGTAAACAACTCCAGACCATCTGGAATCTTGAAGTTCACAGTCTTGGACTCTAGGGAATCCTGGAGAACAAGACCGTTCACCTGATGATGAGCACCTGAAATGCGCAAAAAATACCGACCGTCTGGAAGCTTCTGAGGGGCCCCGTACTCCATCTGTATTAGTTATACAAAAATATTCTTTAACTTTAGTAGGAGATGTCTTCACCGGCGTCGGCAAATTCGTGCAACGCTCGGTACGTACTGAATGACTGTCAGTGCTTGGCTGACCCTATGGATGTGTATTCCACCGCCTGTGTTTACGTCAGTAAATTTAGTGGCTCAGTGTACCCATGTGATCCTGGGTGCTGTGGTAACAAATGCGACAACAAAAATACAAACATCACGAGGACTGAAGTCCGCCCCTCTGCTGGTGTTTCCCTGCCACCTGGGTACGGCCTGAATCTTCTTCAAAATGAAGAGCCGAGTGATATACCAGGCGCGAGTACATTCACACCACTCAAGCCTTATGACTCGGGCTACAAAGTTTGGCAAATTTTGCTCATCGCCTTTTTACCTTTGATTTTGGTGTTGGTGTTGTCACTTTTCCTGACTTAAAGAGACTCGGCATGTGTATTGTATAATGGCAACCATTGAGTCTCTGTCTGTCGCTCTTGAGGCCCTCGCAAAGGAGCAGCGCGCTCTGCGCAAGGATGTTCGCAAGATCCGCCAGCACCTGGAGGATCCCAACGGTGAGAAGCAGGCGGCTCGCGCTCAGAACAACGGCTTCAACAAGCCCCTGGGTGTGTCCGACAAGCTGCGCTCCTTCCTGAACCTGGCAGTTGATGAGAAGATCTCTCGCTCCCAGGTTACCCGCAAGATGAACGAGTACGTGGAGGCTAAGGGTCTGAAGGCTGGTCAGAACATCTCTCTGGACGAGACCATGAAGGACCTGCTGCAGGTGCCCGAGGGTGTCCAGGTGACCTTTCTGAACATCCAGAAGTACATCAACCCGCACTACGTGAAGGAGATCAAGCCGGAGGGTGAGAAGAAGCCCCGCGCCAAGAAGGTGGTGG